GATTGCTTTGTGAAGTTGTAACTATCCCATCCACCTAAGTTATTTAACCAATGCAAACGTATTGTATCGAACTTAGAACACGCTGCGACTATTTCAATGGTTATGGTTTTAACGGGTGCATTAGATTGATTACTAAGTGTTATTGTATGTGTTCCTATTGTACTATAAATTTGATTAAGTCCAAATAAGTTTTTGACATTGACATTATATAAGAACTCACCACTTACTTTATTTGCCACAACATAATCAAGCGAATAACCATCAACATATAAAAATCCTATCAAATTATTAGGGTCATAAAAACTCAATCTTAATTCTTGCCCTTGTTCGATTGTTATTCTTTCGGGTATCTCAGTTAAAAATCCAAATCCGCTTACATCATACCCATTCCAAACATTAGTATTAAACTGCTCAAATCCGAATATAGAATTAACTGCGGTGTTACTTCCACTTGTCGGGAATCTTCTAAGATTATCATAAATCGTTGGCACTCCGCTCACATCGTACAACTCACCAAACTGAACATAATATTTTACCCTACTATTTAAGTTAGGCTCGCAATAATTAAAGCTACCATTAACATTAAAGAAATCATTTTTAACATAGTTCTTTAATATCGGACTTGCATCAATTAAACAAGTATTCACACTCGGTTGTTTAGGTATTGCAATTCGACTTACTGCGGTGTTTATTCCACTCACATAAACATCTGCTATAAAATTAAAGTTCGTTTGTCCTGCTTGTGTACTGCTAACATTGAAAGCCATTTGATTAAATGCACTCACTACGCTATTCGGATTTGATATGATGTTAATTGCCATTGATTGATATTTTTATATTTTTTGCCATTGCCTTACCTAATGCTGCTGCTAAACTTGCTGCAAGTTGTTTTGTCCTTTGTGGATTATCTGCTTTGCTAATAAAATTCATTGGTTTGATACCTCCTATTTTAGTTGCTACCGCCATTTGTTTAGCTTCCTTAGTGATTAAGTCTGATTGTTTTTTTTTGTTCTTTCTTATCAATGTTTTTTTATTCATTGATTTGCTGCCTGTTCTTGCGATATAATTTTTAAACGATTCAACCATTGCCTTTGATGTTCCTAAGTTCCTAAAACTATAAGGGCTACCTGGTGCTTTGCCTTTATTCCTTACACCCTTCACACCTTTGTCTACGAAATCTGCATAATACTCCGTGCTAATCGTGTTCACTTGAAACTTAGTAGCACTTACTTGAATAGGAACATTACTCATACTCGCTGCCAATGTGCTTGCTTGTCCTGTCCTTGCCTTTGATTTAATCTGTTTTGACATTAGCCTTATACCCTCGTTGCAATGCTCCATAACAATAGCCTCAATGATATTCTCACTTGCTTTTGTATAGTCTTTGATTGACTCACCAAACTTTGCGCCTATTGCTGCTGCTGCTGCCTTGTCCATATTTCTTTATCGTGTTCGCTTTTGTCTTTATAAAATGTCATCGTATTTAGAAACTCAATCACATTCATTTTAAAAAAGTAATCCCATTTTGTACGATCATCTTTGCATATATCGTTTATGCTTGCAATCCATCCCCACTTGTTTCTAAAAGTTTGAATTTCTCCATCAGTTCCTTCGTGCTCTCCATCGCCTTGTTCGCTTCCGATTCCAAATAAATTAGGATATTTTGCTGCAATGCCTCGTAGTATTTGCAAAAAAAAAGCATGATAGGATATGCAGTTGATATTTTCATCTCATTATAAAACAAGTCTGCAACCTCTTTGTGCTTATCGCCTTTATAGCCTAATTCCTTTCCATACCAATTCCTTTCTACACAAACCGAAGCAAGTATATTATGTATGTTACTCAATATCTTTTCGGGTTCTTTGCAAAAATGACTTACATCAATGAACTGCTCACTTGTTAACTCTTGTTCTTTCCACTTAACAATAAACTTCCTGCCACCTACTTTAAATTTTAATTTAATCTTTTCATCCGCTTGCAGGTTTTCAATTTTGTCAAGTCCTTTCAATGCCTCAATCATTTTGCCTATTGGCATACTTTCGATTTCATCAACTGATACTCCGCTAATTTCACTAAGAATCAAAACCTTTCTGTGCAAAGGGTCTTGTTCGAGTTCGCTAATTAGTTTGATCTTTAAAAACTGCTTAATGGTTAACTGGTTGTAATTGCCTATCATTATTTATAAATATAAGTTTAGATTGAAATTGTTGAATATTTTCCGCTTGGTCGGTTATTTAATTTTAAGAGTGCTACATATCTCATAGGGTCAACACAATTATGTACAAGTATTCCATTTGCAAAATACTCATGACAATCTTCTATCATTAAATCATATACTTTAGCTTTGTAGTCTACGCCTTGTGCGAAGTGCTGTAGCTTTGCAGTTTTGATGACAGAATTTACTTCTTTTTGGGAATGGTGTTGTATAAGTTTTTCCGCATTGCTCACATATTTTTTCTGTAAAAGGTCTATTAATCCAACCTTTTTTTGCTTGTTGTTTATGCCATTCGATACCTTCAATTGACTTATGCCATTCTTTAGCTGCTTCAATTCCTTTTGCGTGAAATTCTTTTGCAAAATCAGGATTGTTTTTAAATCTTTTTTTGCCCTCAAATCGTAAATGTAATGTTTTATGAACGAGATTAAGGTTTGATATTTCGTTATTATGAGTATTACCATCGACATGATGGACATGATAGTCTTTAGGTACTTCTCCATGATAATATTTCCAAACATCTGTATGCAATCTTTTACATCCTCTACTAAAATATTTTTCATTATGGTAAAGTGTGTATTTTTTCCCGTCAAAGGTTTGTGTAGGTAAAGTTTCTGTCCCTTTTGTAATTTCGATAATTCTGTCCATGTGTCTATTGTTTTTATTTTATGGTCTTTTGTACCACTCAAATATACAACATTAGTATCGAATTGCATCAAGTAGTTATTAACTTGTTTTACTCCGTTATCAAATACTTTTAAAACTTTTTTATAACCTTTTGATGTTAAAACTTTATCCCCTACTTTTATTTTATCAATTCTTACTTGACCTTTATTTGTTGTGATTAATGTTCTTCCATGAAAACAATGATTTAGACTATCTATTGGTTTGCCTGTAAGTTTTCCCTCATTATCCTTTTCCCAAGTGTAGCCCCTTAATTCTTTGATTAAATTAGTTGAGTTCTTTGTAACTTGTATCTCGTATCGCTTCAAAATGTCAATTCCTATCTTGATTGAATCTGCACCTTTAACTGCAGGTCTAACATTGAAACCTTGCAGCCTTAGTTCTTCTATTGATTTAGGCTCTGCACTATCACATATCAATTCCTTGCGCCCAAATTGGATGGATTTTAGAAAGTTACCCAAATCGTTATTTGTCATGTTAGTACGATAGAGTAATTCATCAATAATTAGTTTGCCTTCATACTTATATATCGCAACTAATGTACTCGGGTCATTCGTAAATCCAAAGTCCATCCCATGTCCGACAAGTTCGGCTCTTTCAGGTATAGTGTCAATCTGCTTCCATTGGTCAAAGATAACATCTTGCAAACTGCCTACTTGCCCTAATCCATAAACATTATACCAATTAGCCCAATAGGTCGAAGTCTTTGCCCTTTCTTTTGCCTTTTCAATCTCATTAATGATTGATTGGTCAAGTGCCTCATTGTCCTTATAAGTTAGTGTTATTAGTTGGCTGTCCTTATCATGCAGTAATTCAGTATCTACCCAAAACTCACTTACTGGATTGTAGTCTAAGTAAATAAATTTCTTTGTTCTTATTGATAACTGATAGTAGCTTTCAAAGTCTATGTTGTTGCACTCATTGATGAATAGAATGTCACGCCTTGCACCCCTTAACTTATTTGGGCTGTCTGCACTAAAAAATTCGATGTAGCTGCCATTATTGAATGTGTAAATTAAACTTGACTTGTTATACTTGCTGTCATCCCAAAATCCGACCATTGTCATAATCTTGATGAAGTCACGAATTGCACCCCTGCGAAGATGTGGGATTGTTTCTGATACTATGCTTATTTCACTATTAGCTTCCTTTATAGCGAAGTCAATTAAGAAAGGTATAATAGAGAATGTCTTGGAAGCACTTGTACCTCCTCTAACTATTCTGATGCGTTTATTCAGTGAAGCAATCTTATCTTGTGCAGTTGTTTTTTGTAGCATATTTTAAAATCAAAATGCGATTTGCCCACCGAGAAGATAAGCGGTTTTACTCACTTTCTTCATTTTTGACATTAATATCTAATCCGTTAAAAATTGGTCGCTCAATATTGATGTTTTTGTTTTCTGTTTTAGTTGATGCAATACGATGGTATTCTTCCTCCGTTCCTATTAGTTTATACAATGCCATTTGAGTTAAAGGGTTGTTTCCATTATACCACTTATTGCGAAGTCCGTTCTTGATTTCAATTTTGTTTTTTTCAAGTAGCTCTTTTATAGTGTCCATTTCGTTTGAATCAATCGGGAACAAATCATAAAAAGTTGATTTTCTACAAGGCAACAAACAAACGACATCCTCAATAAAGAATAATTTCTTCTTTTCTATTAAGTCAAGCGCTTGTTGGTATATTTTAATTCTGTCGTATGCCATTATTCTAATCCTTTGAATGCTTTTAGTGGGTAAAATATTAAACTATTTCTGTAACCATCCTTAAAAGTTGGTATTATTGGTGTAACTCCATGGACGTTTCTCCATGCGGGATAAACTAATATTGAATTATCTACTTGTCCAATAGTTGCATTATAATCAGGGATATGCAAATCACCACCCTTTGAATTAAATTTTTTGCAGATAATTACGTTTACCGCTCCTACGATATTGCCTGCATCACGGTGAAAAGGTGCTGAGATATTAAAATTTGAAATTGAACTTGTAAATAAATTTCCGAATCTCCATTTTTCTGGTACATCTTTAAATAATTCAGTTTGTTGTTCGTATTGCTTAGGTAGTATTTCTTTAATCAACTGCTCACTTTCCTTTGCGAGTAATAACATTGATTTAATAAAATTTTGTGCTGATTTTACTGCGTGAACAGAACTTCTATTTTTATATTCTCTTCTCATTAAAGCTTTTGGTGGAACTGAACCTATTATTGTAGAAAACTGCTCAACATCAATTGCATTGGCTTCTTCTTTAGATTTTCCCATTTGTAATGCTCTTAACTTTCCTGC